AGCACTTGATGAAGTAGCAAAAAAAGAATTTTCTTATGGTTGATTTGAATGGATAGTATTGAAGTTACAATTTTAAGAAATTTACTTTTTAATAATGAATATTGCAGAAAGGTTTTACCTTTTATTAAATTAGATTATTTTGAGAACTTTCATGAGAAAGTTCTCTTTGATGAAATGAGTAAGTTTATCACTACATATGACAGTCTTGCTACCAAAGAAGTTCTCTTGATTGAGGCAGAAAAAAGAACTGATATTAGTGAAGATACTTATAAAACAATCTGTGAATATGTTTCTAATCTTGATGATTCCCCAGCAGAACTCAACTGGTTGATTGACACTACAGAAAAGTGGTGTAGAGATCGTGCCATTTATCTGGCACTCATGGAATCAATTAAAATTGCTGATGGTCAGGAAGAAACAAAATCAAGAGATGCCATTCCATCTATTTTGCAAGAAGCACTTGCTATTGGATTTGACCACAATATTGGACATGATTACTTAAATGACTATGAACAAAGATATGAATCATATCACAGGAAGGAAGACAAAATTCCATTTGACCTTGATTACTTCAACAAAATTACAAAAGGTGGCATACCTAATAAGACTCTCAATATCGCTTTGGCTGGCACAGGTGTCGGGAAAAGTTTATTCATGTGCCATATGGCTAGCTCCGTCCTCCTGCAAGGGCGCAATGTTCTCTACATTACACTTGAAATGGCAGAAGAAAGGATTGCTGAAAGAATTGATGCAAATCTTTTGAATGTTAATATCAAAGATATTGAAGAACTTCCCAAGAAAGTTTTTGAAACTAAAGTAAATAGCATTAGTAAAAAGACTCAAGGGACTTTAATTATTAAAGAATACCCTACTGCTTCTGCTCATACAGGGCACTTTAAGGCACTTCTCAATGAACTTTCTCTCAAGAAATCATTTAGACCTGATATTATTTTCATTGACTACCTTAATATTTGTGGTTCCTCTAGGTATAAGGCAAACTTTTCAGTCAATTCTTATAGTTATGTCAAAGCAATTGCTGAAGAACTTAGAGGTTTGGCAGTGGAATTCAATGTTCCCATTGTCTCTGCTACCCAGACTACCCGCAGTGGTTATGGCAACTCTGATGTTGAACTTACTGATACTAGTGAGTCCTTTGGTCTCCCTGCTACTGCTGATCTTATGTTTGCCCTTATTAGCACTGAAGAGTTGGAGCAACTTGGGCAGATTATGGTAAAGCAATTGAAAAATAGATATAATGACCCTACCATCAATAAAAGATTTGTTGTTGGTATTGATAGAGCAAAAATGAGACTCTATGATTGTGAACAGAAGGCACAAGATAATATTCTTGACTCTGGAAAGGAAGAGGAGTATACTTATGAAGAAGAACCTAAAAAAGACAAATTCGCTGGATTTAAATTCTCATGATTGATAAAGTTGATTTTAACAAGTATAAAAACTTTGTAGATGCAGTTACATCAGATGCATCAAAAGATTTTGTAGCATTTTCAGATCGTATTGTAGAACTGGATCGCAAAGGTGCTAATATTGAACGCCTTCTCACTGCTGGTGTTGGCATCAATGCTGAAGGTGGTGAGTTTCTTGAGATTGTTAAGAAGATGATTTTTCAAGGTAAGCCATGGAATGAAGATAACAAAGACCACCTGATTACTGAACTTGGTGATATGATGTGGTATGTTATGCAGGCATGTATTGCTCTTGAAGTTCCTTTGGATTATGTGGTTTCGAGGAATGTTGACAAACTGATGAAGCGTTATCCTGAAGGTGCATTTGATGTATTCTATTCGGAACATCGTTCTGAAGACGATAGATAATAATAAAAACCTATGACTGCAAAATTTGATAGGTATGAAATACTAATTGCAGAAGAGATTAATAAAATAAAAGGTCTTACTGCGATAAGACCTGCATCAAATGTTCATTATTCTGATGTAAAAATTACAAAAAATGGAAAAACCTCTTTTGTAGAAGTAAAGATGGAAGATAGTAAGGGACAATATCCACAAATTGTAAATACAAGATTTAATTATAATATTACATTACCTGGAAAATGGGGATCTACTAATCCTGGTGCAGCAGCTGAATTTATGGTAGATAAACTAAATTCCTCAACGATAACAAAAAATATTGTAAAAGAATTATCTCAATTTATTAAAATACCTTTAGATAAATTAAAGATTCCAACAACTTTTGGAAATTTAAAAAAATATGCTGATGTATCTCCATCTAAAGAACAAATTAAAAAATTTTTTTCTGATGGTGGAGGAATAAGAGGTAGGCAATATATTTTTGAAATTAAAAATATAGATATGAGTGAACTAGCTAAATTACATTATATGACTGGAAAAACATTTCCTGCAGACTACATACAACTGGGAGACAATTTTTTTAGAATGAATGAACATGATACTTTTAATCTTAAACATGTTCCTATGTTAAATGGAAAAGGAAATTTGTTAGTTAGATTTTCTATACTAAATTCAAAAAATTATTATGAAATTCAACCTGAAGCAAAGTTTAATAAAAATAGTATTGTAAAAAGTCAATATTCATTTCACCCAGGAACTAAAAAGTTAAACCCATTTTTTTCTTTATAACTATGGCAACAGAAACAGATTTATTTGAAGCAGCTTCTATAGTTACTTTTTATTATGCGATAGATAAAGGTGCCAACTTAATCCCCAATCAGGATTTAATTCTTTTTGAAGATTTGAAAAAAGAATTTCCTAATATGGATAAAGAATGGTATGAAGGTTTGCTCAAACAAGCAAGAGCACTTGTAAAATATCTTTCTCATTCTGAAGGTGCTGAAGATACTTCTTGGAAATATGCAAGATATGGTGGTAAAACAAAAACTCTACCTCCAAATAAAGATACTGATATCTATGATTATATTTGGAATAGTTTTAATAGACAGCAGCAACAATTATTTACAGGTAAAAAAGATAGTTGGAATACTACAGATGTCTATATGGTAAAATCATCTGAAGAATATAAAATTAAACAAATGGTAGATTTGTTAAAAGATGAATTTTCAGATGGAACAACTGCACCAGAAGTATTTGTTGGAACTGTTAATGCTTACTTGAGCCAACTTTTAAGAGATAAAAAACTTGTAGGTATTTCTCTTAAAAAGCCAACAAAGGCAGAACCAGAATCTCATGTATATGAAACCAATCTTGATGTTGGTCCTGATGGAATTGAAGTTCATGAAGGTAATATTATAGGTGAAATGTTTACTTATATGGAAATAAGTAAAAGAGGTGGTGAAACTGATTTTGCAGGAAACTCCTTAACCTTTGAGGCACAATTTAAAGCAGGAAAATATATTAAAAGATATTTTTGGGAGAGTAAAGTTTCAAGTGCTGCTGCTCATGCAACAGAACCAAGAGATAGAGTTCCTAATAATAAAGGAAAATATGTAAATGCTACTGCAAGAAATGGTGCTATTCCTGCTCCAAAAATGGCAGACCTTGTTAAAAAGTATACTGGGGAAGATATTAATTACAACATTCCTTTAAGTGGAAAATTTACAGATGCTCATTTGAAATATTGGCAAAAGTATTTTAAAGACATAGTTTCTGATAGAACCATTAAAAAAGATTTTGGTAAAGTTTCTGTTTTGGGAAGACAAGTTTCTCCAGAAGTTTTTATTGAATTAGCTTTTGAATTGGATAAGGTATCTCCAAATCCATCTGGTAAAAACTTTGCAGTTAAGTTGAGAAGTAAGTTAAGAATTTTGAGATACATTAAAATGTTTATTGGAGCAAAAAGACAAGGAAAATTAGCAGAACTTATTACTCATGCGTACTTCTTGTCATCAAAAATGAACATTAGTCAAGCAGACTTGTCTGGACCCTTTATCAAGGTCCAGTGATGTGCTATACTGGTAAAATACTGGAGACCTTATGATTGACCTGAGAACTGGAGACTGTATTGAGTTGGCAAAACAACTTGATGACAACTCTATTGATTGCACTGTAACTTCACCACCATACAACAAACAAAAGATTGGTGGTGGTTTGTTTCGTAAAATTGAATATGATAATTTTGATGATTCACTTCCAGAGGATGTTTATCAAGAGCAACAGATTGAACTTCTGAATGTTCTTTTTGACAAAACCAAAGAGGGTGGTTCTTTATTTTACAATCATAAAGTCAGGTATCTTGAAGGTAATGCAACTTCTCCTTGGGCATGGTTGCCTAAAACTAAATGGCACATCAGAGAAGAGATTATCTGGAACAGAGGTAGTGGTCCAGAGATTTCTGGATACAGATTCACACAGATTGATGAAAGAATCTACTGGTTGTGTAAAGGTGCTAAGCGTCCTAAACTTCCCAGAAGGTCTGTAAACTATGGAAGTGTTTGGAAGTTTGGACCTGAGATGAAGAATCCTCATCCTGCACCATTTCCTATTGTTCTTCCACTTCGTTGCATCCAAGCAGTAATGGAATCTCCTGGTGTTATTCTTGATCCTTACAGTGGATCAGGAACTACAGGTCTTGCTGCTACGCTTCTTGGTCATGATTACATTGGGTTTGATCTTTCTGATGATTATCATACTATGGCAAAAGAAAGAATCAATAATCCATCCAGAAGAGACCTTGAAAGGTTTACCGAAGAGTGTGGTGTTGAGGTAAATACAGAAAGAGATATCTTTACCTTACTTTCCTGATGGAAGAATTTTTCGATGACTTAATTAGATTATACAAACAACACATAAGAATTACGCAACTAAAAAAGAAAACTATTGAAAATTTTTCCAGATTTTATGTAAGTTTTGTAGACCAAGACAAAAATCCAAAAGATAAGAAAGATAAATATTTACAAGTAAAACGACTTGGTTTGCAATATATTCAGCAAAACCAAGATTTGATATATAAAAAAATTAATAAATGAAGAAGTTTTCTGAGTTTATAGTAGAAGCAAGAAGTTCCCAAGCAGCTCAAAAGGCACACAAGCTTGGGTTACAGGGTGATGGGCACGGATATTGGATTGATAAACAACAGAAACGAGTAGCACAAACTGTCAAAGGACAACTGCAATTTATTTCTGGTAAGAAGAAAGGTAAGAGTGGTGAAGATGGTGATGGTGAAGAAGGTAAAGAACCATCAAGAGTATCAACAGGAAAGTTTAGAGGACAAAAACCTGGAAAGAAAAGACTAGGTGCTAAAGCACCACAACCAACTGCAAAAAGAGCACCAGCTCCAGCAGCAACACCAAGACCAAAGGCAACAGCACAGGAACCAACGCCAAAACCAAAAGAAACTATAAGAGATGAAGTAGTTACTGTTGTCTTTGGTAAGTTTAATCCTCCAACACAAGCACATAAAAGGGTATTGGAGTCTGCAAAGAAAACAGCATCTGGTGGAAATTTTTACGTTTTCCCAAGTAGAACACAAGATGGTAAAAAGAATCCATTAGACCCAGACACAAAGATTTCGTATATGAAGGAAATGTTCCCTGAGTATGCTGATAGTATTATTGATAGTGATGAGTTTCAAACCATCTTTGATGTTCTTCAGTTCTTGAATCAAGAAGGATATACTGGAGTTAATATTGTTTGTGGGGCAGAAAGAGTTTCTGAGATTGATAATCTTGCTAATAAAAGTAATGGACAGTTGTATGATTACCAATCAATCAATGTAGTATCTTCTGGTTCAAAAGATGCTGAATCAGAAAGTGGATCATCTGATGTTGCAAGAAAAGCAGCAGCAGAAAAAGATTTTGAAACATTCAAGAAAGCACTTCCTTCAGGATTTAGCGGTGCTAAACAAATGTTCACTGACCTTCAACAGTCTATGAATATCAAAGAAGGTTATAGACTTTGGGAAATTGCTCCTGAATATGATTGGAAAGGATTGAGAGAAAATTATGTCTTTGGGCATTTGTATCAAGTGGGCACAATAATTGAAAGTTGTAATACAGGGTTGATAGGAAAAGTTATAAGGTCTGGTGCTAATCATTTAATCTGTGTAACTGAAGATGGAATTATGTTCAAGTCTTGGATAAAGGACGTTTGTGAGTATACAGAAGTCAAGATGGATAAGATGACAAGAGAACCAGGAAAACCAAATACTCTTGTAGGAACTGTAGGATATACAAAGTATGTTGCCTCTATGACTCCTGGAGCAACAGTGGATACTATAAATAAAAAAAGGAAAGAACTAACAAAAAGTAAATGACTAACATTTGGACACAATCTTTTGAAGAAGTAAGGAAACCATTTTTTGAAATGGAAGACCCCTATACTTTGAGAGAAAAGAAAGAAAAAGAAGAGAAAGAAAATGGGCCAAAGCGTTGGTGGGATGATGATGGCGATGGTGTTGGATATGAGAAGGGGGAAGTAAAAGGTAAGTTTAAGAAGAAGAAAGTAAAGGAAGAAGTAGAAGAAGTTGGTGAAAATGTAAATTTACAAAGTCAATCATCAAAAAGAAAATCTTTAGGAAAATATAAGGGGAAATACGAAAGTCCAAAAGAATTTAGAAAAACTGAAATTGAAGATGCTCCATATCAATATAAAGGAAATTATAATGCCCATTTAAAGAAAGAAGAAGTAGAAGAAGTTGGTGAGGAGATGAAACCCCTTCCCAAAAACAAGATGTTTCGTAAGGCAGGAAATCTTGGTAGAGATATTGTTTCTCCCTCAACAGGAGATGAAGATCGCCAAAAGAAATATGGTCGTCAGAAGAAAATCATAAAACAACTTAATAAAGAAGAATATATTGATGAAGTAAATGATTCAAAAGAAACAAGGCTTGATGTAAGAAAGGGAATCAAAAACAAAGTTGAAATTAACCCCCAAATCAAAGAAGAACTTGAGACTTGGATTGGTGAACTTGTAGAAGAAGGTTATGACCTTTCTCAATTTACTTGGCAGGAAATGTTTGAAATTTATGAATCTGCTGAGTTTATTGATGAGGGAACTGCTGGTATGCCAGCAGCAGGAGATGCTCAAACAGTAACAGTAGACCCTATTGCAGTAGCAAAAGTAAAGGCAGCAAAGGCAAAAGTGGCAAAGGAAAGAGCAGACCTTCAAGTTGCTCAGCAATCACAGAGACTGAAAGTTTCCACAAATGAGTCGTTTGACTCAATTGTTGAGTACCTTTCACAAAGACCTAATGCCTTTGAGAATCTTGAAGAGGGAGTATTTGACCCCAAAAAGTCTAAAATGAGACCTGCTTCAGAAAGATCAAAAAATGCAATGACTGATGCCCAAAGAAAGGCAGAAAAAAAAGAAGCACAAAGAACTGCAGAAATTCATAGTAAAGGTGAAACTGTTCTTGCTGGGTTAATGCCACAAGGTAAAAAAGGAAAAGTTAAAACTACTCCTACACCAAAAGCAGCAGCACCAGCATCAAATAGAAAAGTAAAAGGTCGCTATGATAAACTTGCTGCTGCAGCAAATAAAGTTCTGAAAGATATTAAAAAATAAATAGTTACATAATTGCCAGGAGGTATTATGACTTTAGCAGCTATTGGTGCTTGGTTTGCAGCAAATGAAGCTTTGGTTGCAACAGTGCTTCTCTTAATTTCAGAAGCACTTGGAGCAAATCCAAAACTCAAATCAAATGGAATTCTTTCATTCATTCTTCTTCAATTGCAAAATCACTTGAAGAAAAAGGGTGCAACAGATTTAACTCCATAATTTTTAATCAAATTTTAATACAAAGGAGATCGATTACTGAGGTCTCCTTTTTTTATAAATACTCTTAGACAAAGAAATTTATTAGGTACAAAGAATGGCACTCTGGGGAAATAACGACAACAAGGGTTCAGGTGGAACAGTATCTTTAGATTATGCAGCCTTGGTTGTTACAGGTTCTGGAACTACTTTTGGACAAGTAGGTGCTGCTGCAACTGGAGACGTAATTAGATTTGGTTATAGAGGTTCTGGTGGAACCTATTTTGGAGATGCAGTTATTGTTGGCATTGCAAGTACTACCCAATGTTCGATTGCATCAACTGCTGGTCTTAGTGGGGCTTCAATTGCTTCTACAAGTTTCTATATCAGTGAACTTCCAAAATACACTGTTCTTGATAGCACTTACAGTAACAAAATTGATGCTGCTGAATCTTTAGCAACTTTATCAATCACAGGAACTGCAACTACAAATGCTGGTGTAGGAACTGCTATTATTCCAACCATTCCTCCAGTAGGATTGATTGTTGGGGACTTGCTGGTAAATGGTGGTAACAATATTACAATTTCTACTATTGATGCTACCACAATTAGTTTAGGATCAACTATTTCTGTTGGTATTGCTACTGGTGCTACCTTAACCTTCAAGAGATATGTTGATGGTTATGACAAGCAAGTTTATGGTATTTCAACAACCTCTTATGTTCCAGCAGCATATCAAGGATATACTCATGCTGGTTGGGTTGGTGTTACAACCTATGTTGATTGTCATGGCAGTCTGAGAGTCAAGAGTGAAGTCCTTGTTGCAATGTCTGGTATCCAAACAGGAACTGATGGCATTCTTTATCCAACATCAAAATAATTAATCTATGAAGTTTGATGAATTGAATGAGGACAATTACCTCCTGTTTGCCATTAAGTATTATGATAATCCTCAATCTATAACTAAAGAGGATTTCTTTGAGGACTTAAGTAGATTTAAATATATCAAAAAGTTATTGAGAAGATATGTAAAATCAGGAGAGCTAAAAACTACTCTCCTGATTAATCATTTTATTATTGTCTTCAATGTTTTTAATGATGCAGCACTCCCTCTTTTGTTCTTCAAAATAGAAAGAGAGTTATGGTCTTCTATGAAGACTTTTTTATTATATCTCAATAGAATACCTGAGTATCCAAAGTCATTTTTAGATGATATTCCTATTGACCAAACCTGTTTAAAAATATTGGAATCACTATAATGAACAATTTTAAGTTGAATAAAATAATAAATATTATTAGAGAAGAAATGACTGCTACTGGAGGCAACCTTGCAGGATTGCCTCCTGATTTGCCTCCAGTTGACTTGAGAAAAAGAAAATATAAAAGAATTCCATTCTTCTTCAGAGACGTTTTAAAGAAGAAAAAGTAGACACATGTTTAACAATAACACAGCTGCAGATACTAAAATTGCTGTTTTAGAAGAACGTCTTTCCGCATATGAACTTATGATGAGAAAAATAGACGAAGCAATTCAACTAATGGGCAAAACCAGTCAAAACATTAGCAAGATGCTTGCTGTTCATGAAGAAAGAATAGAACAGTGCAATAAAGCTGATGATATGATTACCAGAGTGTTAGATGAGATGAGGGACGAAAATAGAGAACAGCATGAATCAGTGTCACATAGAATAGAAAAGTTGGAAACTAAATTGGAAGATTTTGTAAAGTTTCGCTGGATAATTGTAGGAGCAGCTTTGATTATGTCGTTTATGTTTTCTCAGTCAGAAATTGTTGTTGACTTCTTGACCCCAACCCACCAACCTGCTAAAATAGAAGGACAAAAATAATTTTTATGAATGAGCTTTGTTGATTCCAAATACATTGGACTGATATCCCCAAGACTTCAAAAATTTAAACAAGTAAAAAATAATCTTTATAATTTTAGGTGTCCCTATTGTGG